ATCACCATGTTAAAACTAAGAATGCTTTGGTTTATTTAGATGATAAATTTAATTTTATTAATGATCCAGTTTTATTAGATGAAACAATAACTGATATTCCAATATATAATACCTGGATTCATGGATTAGAAGATTTAAGATTATTTCAATTTCAAGATAAACTTTATTATACAGCTACTACAAGAGAATATTCTTATAATGGTAATAATCGAATTGTATTTGGTGAATATGATATTGAGAATAAAAAATATAATAATAATAAAGTGTTGTATCCACCAACTGAAACAGATTGTGAAAAGAATTGGATTCCAATAATTAATAATCAAGAAATTTTATTCATTTATAAATGGCATCCCTTAGAAATTGGCAAATTAGATGAGAAAAATAAATTAAATATTATTATTAAACATGATACTCCAAGCTTCTTTAAACATTATAGAGGATCATCATCTGTTTGCGAATATAATAATCAATATTGGTGTATTACACATGGTGTTAAATATACAACTCCAAGAAGATATTATCATCAATTTGTAGTATTTGATAAAACTACTTTAAAACCAGTTAATTATTCGGTACCATTTTATTTTAATGATTTTAAGATAGAATATTGTAATGGTATGATGATTAAAGGTAAGGAAATTACAATTATGTTTTCACAAAATGATATGAATCCGGGTATAATAAAGACTGATATGGATAGGGTTAGGAAGTTTATGGTGAAAGATTAAAAAGGTTAAAAAGGTGAAAGATTGTTAAAGTTAAAGGTTGTTAAAGTTAAAAATTTTAAAGATTGTTAAAGGTTAAAATTAATATATATTCCAATATATGAACTTTACATTATTAAGAAAAATAGAATTAGGAAATTTAAAACTAACAGAATTTCAATCTAATAATTATTATAATAAGGATTCGTGTAATGATGATACATATGAATTATTATTAAATAAAAATGAACTAGTTAATGTAAAGATTAGTAATTTTATAAATTTAAAAGAAATAATAATAAATAATAATGATTTATTAGAAAGTATTGAAATAGAAAATTGCCCTAATTTATATCTTTTAGATATTTCAAATTGTAAGAAAATTAATAATATAAAAGGGTTAGATACACCAAACTTGGGCGTACTAGTTTGTCATAATACTGATATTAATTTTATAAATGAAAAGTATAATATTAATTTGTATGTAGAGAAAGATAATGAAAAAATTAATTATATAATTGATAATATTTATTTAGGTAATTGTAGACATTCTGAAGAAGAATTATTAGAATTAGGAATATCACATGTTTTTAATATTACTCCACAAACATATAGACAATATAGTTCTATAATTGAATATCAACTACCAATTCATGACGCATTAGATCAAAATATTAGTGATCTTTTTCCAGAAGTATTAAATCGTATTAAAGATTTAATAGATGATGGCAAGAAAATTTATGTTCATTGTTATGCGGGAGTTTCTAGAAGTGCTAGTTTAGTAATTCTATATATAATGATTTTTTATAGAAAAACATTTGAGGAATCATTTAGATATGTTAGAGAAAAAAGATTTTGCGTACAACCTAATCCGTATTTTGTTCAACAATTAAAAGAATTAGAAACTGTTATTATTAATTTTAAGGAATAAGAAATATATTATATATAAATTATATATATAATATGTCAAATGTACAAGATTGGGAACCCGTTGTTATAACTGCTTCAAAAAATACTCTTAAAAAAATAGCACCCAAAGAAATTGTTTCTAAAAAAAATAATGAAGAAGCAGTTCGATTAGCTAAACTAGATAATGCTGAAGAACCCACTAAATTAAAAACTTTATCTTTAAGTTCTAGACAGGAACTAATTAAAGCTAGGGTAAGCAAAGGATTAAATCAAGAAAAATTAGCAAATGCAGTTTCAATTCAAGCTTCTTTATACAAGGATATTGAGAATGGTAAAACAATACCCAGTCAAGCTATATTAAGTAAGATTAATCGGTTTTTGGGAGTTGTTGTTAAACTTTCATTTTAAGGGGGTTTACCCATTTTAGAGTTATAAAACATAAAACCCTTAAGGGTATACGAGCTGTGGAAACCCTTACCGGGTAAACAAGCTTTGGAAACCCTTAACGGCCAACCGAGCTTAAATAGTAAACTAACTTTAAAATTTAAACTAACTTAAAAAAATACTATAAAGGGTATACAATCTTAAATAATAAACTATTTAAAGTTTAAACAATATTATAATTATATCATGGTCAAAGTAATTACTGATCTCAAAGAAATTCCTCAAGATAAAAATGTTGTAATTGATTTTTTTGCCAACTGGTGTGGTCCTTGTAAGAAAATTGCTCCAACTTATGTAGAACTATCTAAAAAATATACTAATGTTGTTTTCCTAAAGGTTGATGTTGACGATTCCGAAGAACTATCTAAATCATTCGAAATTAATGCTCTTCCCACATTTGTATTCCTTAATAATGGCAATGTTGTTAAAAAATTAGAAGGAGCAAATCTTCCAGAACTAACTAAGAATATTGAAACTCTTAATGCTTAAATTTTTCTCAATATTCATTATTAAAGTACCTCTAACGCCTTCTCCATATAATTTCTTTATTCTATGTTTATCATCTCCGTTAAAACAAATTACATCGTATAAGGCTGGATTATATATACTACCATCTTTTTTAAACTCTAATTCTCCACCAATAATTGAATTAGATAATTTATAATAATATATAAATGTATAACAAGGTTTTTGAGATTCTTGAATAAAATCCATATGATATTTACCTTCAAATGGTTTATCATTTATTGATTGATAATATTCACGATTTTCAAGAAAAAAATTATCGTTTACTCTTAGATTATACTTTTTAGCAAAGTAATAATTATAATCTATAAAATCATAATATTCTAATATATTATTTGCTGATAAAGAAGTATAATTAAATATACCTGATATTTGCTTACCTCCACCAGTTCCAACCTTAAATATATTAGTTTTTGGAATTTGATTTAAATAATTGCATAATCTATAATTAATATATTTATTTACAGAAATCATAATATAATATATAATGAATATGTTCTTATAAATAAAATTGAAATAAATTTATTTAAACTCTTTTATGATAGTTAGGTAATGATTGAAAATTGTATTTCATTACCTATACTAATAGGATCAAATTATATTAAAACACAAAATATATCAAACTCATATGCTTCCATACCATTTGTTGGTAGTGAGTGCGATCCAGTTGATTTAATGAGCGTATTAAACGGTTCAAATTTAATTGGACAAGGCTTCTTTCAATTCTTAGATTATGAGACAGCAGCCAGACTACGACTTGTTTGTAGAAATTTTAAAGAAGAAATTGAAAAAGCATTTTGGTTTGATATGACTACTAATTATACTCGAAGTATTACTAAGTGGCGTACATGTTTTCCAAATGCTAAATCAGTATATTTATCATCTCGGGCAAGAGTAACTCCAACTGATTTTCCATATTTGAAAGGTTTAACAACCATTTATCTTTATGATTGTATGGAATTGACTGATGAGGCATTTCCATACCTTAGTGAAATTGAAGATCTAAAAATCCGAAGATGTACAAATGTTACTGATATGGCTTTAATACATTTGAAAAAAACTACGACTTTGGATATATCAGAGTGTTCTAGAATTACAGGGGCAACATTTTCAAGCCTAAAAAGTATCAAACGTCTTAAAATGTATTTTTGCTCTTTAATTACGGATGAAGCATTTAAGCATTTAGAATCACTTGAGTATTTAGACGCTACATCCAATCTTCAAATTACTGATGCTGGACTAAGGCATTTAAAGAATATTAAAATACTCGATCTTACATACTGCAGACAACTTGGTATTACAGTTGAAACACTTGAAAAAATAAAGCCTATGAAATTGTGTGTTGATGATAGCAAACATCCAATTATTTCAGCACTTTATAAATGGGAATATAATCATATAGATATTGGAACTCTTGTTAAGTTGATTAAAAATGTTGATCAATTATGGATTAATGCTATGAGTAAAAATAAATGTTCTCCCTTATTAAAAGCAAGTTCGCGAAGTTTTGATGTTGTCAAAGCTCTTATTTTGCGTGGAGCAGATATTCATGCAAAAGATATAGGAGGATGGCCTGTTCTTCATTCAGCATGTGCGAACAAAGATGCGATCGATGTCTTAACATTATTACTTGAACATGGGATTAATATTAATTCTACAAATGATATGGGATTGACTGCTCTAGATCACGCATATGAATGTAAGAAGAGTCAAACAATAATTGATTTTCTAATAAAAAATGGAGCAAGATTTAATTTTTTCAGTGATAAATTTCCAGAGTTGAAATTAGAAGGCTGGAAATATAATCCGTTTTCATACGATAATTAATTAAATAATTAATTTATTCAAATTATCACCAAAATCATCATTAAAATTATCACCATAATCGTTTTTTATAATAAAATCAAATTTAATATTATCTAATTCAGTTTCAGAACGATGAACCATTATTTTTTTTATTAAAAGTTCATCAAATAATCCTTCCTTAGTATAGCGTATTTTACTCCTATTTGGAGCTTCAATTCTAACTGTTTTTCCTCCCTTTTCTTTTATATAATCATATTCATTCTTAAATCTAACATCACATATTATTACCATTGAGTCTTCTCCACATCTCCTCTTAAATGTTTCTATTTGGATATCCAATCCTCTAACCCAAATATCTTGATGATACTTATCGCGACCATTTTCTGTTCCATATTGTTGTAATTTATTTCTGGTTTCAAATGTTTTTTGATCGTATAATTGATCATATTGAAGGGTTAAATCTCGAGCATATAATTCATTTTTCATTAAATCTCCAAAACCAATAATAAGGATATTATATGATTTTTTAAAGTAAGGATACAGTATTTTTTCAGCTATATAATTCTTTCCACAACCCATTTTACCAGATAAACCGATTATTTTCATCTATATTTTGATATATTATTATATATTTATATAAAAAAATTGTTCCCTCATTTTCAATTCGTTCTAATTTTTTTCAAAATATGATTAAAAAAAATTGTTCCCTCATTTTCAATTCGTTCTAATTTTTTTCAAATACACATTTTTTCAAAATATGATTAAAAAAAATTGTTCCCTCATTTTCAATTCGTTCTAATTTTTGTCAAATCATATATATGATTAAAAAAAAAATTGAAAATAACATTGCTAATGTAGCTTATTAGATTAGGATATGCCTGTTATTCCGCACGGCGTCGCCCTCCAGGCGTTATTAAATATATTAGATAAAAAATACAAGGAGCAGTTTCCCGGCATTACCACGTTTGAGGAAGCTTTGGCAACACTCCCGCGTCAAGCCGACGCGCACACGCCTCTCCCGAAGGGCTACGAAGCGGACGTTGACCCAAGCATCCCACCGATAATGTTACCCCTTACTGCCAAGAAGGGAAAGCATACCGGTCAAGTCAAGACCCTCAAGGGCAAGACAGTTCCAGTATCCCGCATTCAGACTAACTATGCGGATATCCTCAAGGGTTTGAACGATGGTTCCTTGAAGGTAGAGTTTGCATGCTCAAGGGAATTTAAGGTAATATTCCCTAACTTTTTCTGCGAACGGGATGTCAAAGGTGCTCCTGAGACTAACCAGGTTTATGAGGACATCGACCCAGCCAAGAAGGAAGAGGATCGCGCAGCACCGTACGCCTACACAGCACCAGCTAAGCCTATCCCTGAGGAGGACTTCAAGGTGTGCGGATCATTTTACATGATCCTAGCACGCATTTGGACAATCTTTATTTCGGGGGAGCGCGGTGCCACTGTTGCCGGTGAGTTCGATCTCAAGGTCGATACCCACATCCAGGCCTTGATTGACGGAGCTAAGTTGCCCGTGCGAATGAGGTACATGGAGAGTGCCGATGTGAGCGCTGTTGCGAGCGGTGGTGCCGGATGTGGCGGTGGAGCGAGTTCCAACTCGTCTAGTTCGTCCAGTTCTTCCAGCGCTGTCGAAGCTCTGGCCGTGTGTGTTGCCGCAGTTGCGGTTAGTGAAGGCGGAGCTGCGAGCCTCGCCCGTTCCAGCTCCAGCTCTGATGCTAGGTCAGCTTCTCCGGGCCCTGTGACGGAATCTAAGAATGCTACAGCGGTCGCCTGCTCTAGTTCTTCTACATTCTAAAAAAAATATTAATAAAACTATTTATCTAAATAGTCTTATTATTATATCGTAATTGTTATTTTATGTCTTTTGTAATAACACATTAATAAATTATCGTTCGCTACTAATACTTCCGGCTTTTCATCTATTAAAAACCTTCGAACATCTTCTAATGGTACTTGTTTACCAATATTAGTATATATTTCCATGATATATTGCTCATTATGTATTGCCAAATTACCATACACAACTGGATAATCATTTTTATAAAATATTTCAATTTGATGATACAATGAATCGTCCAAATAAACTATTCTTTTATGATCTAAATAATTTGCCCAATGTTCAGCAGCAAATTCTTTACCAATACTAAATTCTCTTGGAATAGTACCATGTTCATCAAGATGACGATCTAATGGAACTACTTTGTATCCATTCCATATTGTAACACCTTCATTTTTTAGTCTTTTTTCCGTAAATCTAATTATATCTCCTCTCTCTAAATTTGGAAATTTTAATTTGTATTGATTTGGATCATTATTATAATCGTCGTATAAATTAATATCTAGGTAATACTGATGGGCCATTATATAAGTATATGTAAGTTTACATTTATACTTTTATATATCTTACGGAGATCTAGCTCGAGTCGATCTCATTCTTACCGAGTTAGAATTAAGTTGTATTGCTTCATTGTATGGTATATTATCTCTATTAAAAATTCGATATTCTATACGTTTATTACGAATATAATTAAATAGAATGAAGAATATTAATAGTACATTTAGGGTGAGCGATAGTTCTAGATACATTTTAAGTTGGTTTACTTATGGAATAATAAACTCTTATTAATATAGATAAGGGATTTATTAATCAATTTTTTAATAAATAGGAATGAAATGGATATTAATTAAAAAATTTTTATTTTTAAGACTAATTGTAGGTGAGTATAAAGTATATAGATAATTATTAATATAAAACATTAATGAGCTATATAATCTTTTACGAAAATTACGATATCTATATAACCGAACAACTTTGTGCTAATTTATACAAATTTATGGAAATGATTCTTATTAGTAGAAAATTAAATAAAATATTAGTTTTGCCAAATTTTTATTTTACACCACGTAATAATGAATTAATAAATGTTACTAATAAAACAGAAATTGATCGGATTGAATTAATAGATATTCATAATATTCTAAATGTTGACAAATTATCAAATGTGATAAGTCTATCTGAATATTTTAGATTAAATCTTAAGCATACTCTTATTCATAAACCAAATATTGATGTTCCATGTATTAATAATAAATATCATACTATCTATGGTATCTTAAATGTTGATAATAAAATAGAATTAGATTATTCCTCATTAAATATAATATCTAAAATTAGTGAATTGCCGAATGTAAAGAGTCTGACGAATACTAATATATTAATACATAATTATAATCGTCTTGGAAATCCAGTATGGTATAAAAAGAATGAAAAATTATATTATGAAATTAGAAATTCATTAATATTTAATGATTATTTGATTGAAAAAGCATTAAAGTTTATTAAAGATAATTTAGAAAATAAATTAGATACGACATTATTGGTTCATTGGCGTCGAGGAGATTTTAAAACGGTTATTGCTGAAAATCAAGCTGTTATTAATTATTATAATAATTGTAATAAATTAGGAGGACTAGAAAATTTAATAAAAAATATTCTGGTTCATTGTTTAGAAAATAAATTAGATTCAGTATTTTTATTAACAAATGAAACAAATGATGAAGAATTATTTAAATTATCTGATGTTTTAAAACAATTTGATATTAATGTTATCATATACACTAATGCTACTGATAATAATTATATGAAATATATTATTAATGATATTTGTGGAATCATTATTGGATCCAAATGTAAATATCAATTACATAATCACGGATGTTATGATCAGATGTCTCAATATGGACGATGGATTATGGAAGAGAATATGAAAAATATATTTTATTGGGTAAATTAAGAGAGATTCTTACACATCTTCCAAACGTTCATATCCTCCGCAATTCTCATTTGAGAATCAACCACATATCCATTCTTCTTATAATAACCAACTAACTTTTCTTCACACCATAAATTTGACATATCAAAACCTAATTTTTTAATATATTTTTCAGCATATCTTAATGCTTTCTTTCCAAAACCAGCATTCCGAATATTTGGATTTACAAATAGATGAGATACAAATGGAGCAAAGTTTTCAGTATCAATCGCAAAAGTAGCTATAAAATCATTTTCTTCATTAAATAAAACAAAAAACGCTGCCATTTTATCTTTAAAATTATGTAAAATAAAATTTCTTACTCCTACATATGAAGTTATTTTTTTAAGAGCAAAATCCTTTTTCCAAATAGTTATTAAAGCATTCGCAATCATCTCTTGAATATCTTCTGAACAATTCTTATATTGTAAAATCTTAAATTTAGTTGTTTCTACATTTAATTTCTTACTTGACATTTTAATAAATTTTTTTGAATCTTTTTGTATCTCTTTTAACTTTAATT